AATTTGCTAACCTATCTAAGTCTACTTCAGGTTTTACATGAGGCGGAATCTCTCCTCTTACATGAGTAAACAAAGGCATACTATTATCAAAAGCCTCTATACTACCCTCTCTATGTAAGTCTGCATAAGGAAGCACGTTAAAACCTCTATCCTTGTCCACATAGGAAAAATCCGTTATATGAATAAAAGGGTTTATATCTCTACTAACTTGTTTAAGTTGACTAAAGAAAGTCTTGTTCTTTTTAGTAGCCTCATGATTACCGTCATAGATAAGTGTGGGAATACCTACTTTTCTTATAAAGGAAAAATATAATTCTAGCTCCTCCATAGTTGGAAGACGATCAAAAAGATCGCCCCCAATTATGTGCATACTACACTCGTTTTCTATTTCATGAATTTGAGCAAAGAAGGCTTCATATCTTTTCTTAGCCCAGTCAACTGGGACGTTCTTCTGTCCCAGTTTTAAGTGCCAGTCTGCTGTGAATAGAATCACCCTACATTAAACTCCGCTTCCAAAGTGTCATCTACTTCTGAAGTGTGTGCTTGTCGTATACGATCCAGCAACTCTTTCTGAGCATCTGGAGTCGGGCGAGACATTACTTCGTCCATGGACTTTACGGATGCTGCAAGAGCCGCATCTTCCGCACTAAGAGGAGAAGGCTTACACTTGAGTGCCTGTAGTTGGTACTCTACATTATAAGGCAGCGGCCCAGTCTTAACACGCTTAAATTTAATATCCCATCCAGTTTCTGGATCGGTAGGATCACCGAGGTCTTCGGCAGCACTAATGATTGATTCCCAGAGCTTCTTCTTAAGATTGACAACTTTTACTTCACCGTTGTCAATACACTGAGTAGCATAGCTCCAGCCACACTTAAGGTCGGGATAGTACTCACGAACCCAATCTTTTTCTTGGTTTGTAAAGGCTTCTGCATCTCGATCAAAAGACAGACACTCTAAAGGAATGTTCTTGTCATTCTCACCTTTGATCCAGTATACATAACGAGCAAGAATGTCACCTACGATACGCATGACATTGTCACCATCTTTATACTGAAAAGTGCTGATGGAAGTTTTTTGGGCAGAACCCTTTTGTTTGTTAAATGATATAGCCATTTAGTTAATCTCCGTTGGGACTTCTTCATGAAGAAAATGAATTTCGCCATTCTCTAAAGAAAGTAGTCTATTATTGTTTAAAAATATATAAGGATCCTCCGTCAAAAGAAGGGGATCTAGTGTTGTCTTACCATAGGCTTTATAGTCTCCATAAGACCTCAAAGAGGCAAGTGCTATGTAGACACAAATGTCTCGGTAAGAATATTTATACGCTTGGTATAGAAGAACGTCAGGGTGTACTAAGAAGCTCTGCCCAGAAAAATTAATATGTGAATATTTATAAAGTTCATCATACTTGTTTCTAGGAAGCTGCTTATCAACTAACATTTTGAACACTCGCACGATTTCGGAAGGACTTCCCTTGCAAGTTTCAAAGATTCTATTCCAATTATATAAGAGCATATTATACCAGAAAGTGAAGTTATTGTCAAGAACTATTTTTTTATAGTTGCTGTATCTTGTATCCCTGTTTCATATAGTATCCCATCCTATTGGAAGCCTGTCTCCTTGCCGTGTTTCCTTTTAGGTGGATATCTATCACTACAGGTGATATTTTATTTTCTTGTTGGCGTATGATACGCCCGATTAGCTGAGTTAGTAGAGGTTCATTATTAACAGGAGTTGCTAAAATTAAACAACTTAAGTTATCTACAGAGATTCCCTCTGAGAATATTGCCTGTGTTCCATATAGAACATCCTTTTTACCACTACGAATCTCATCTAAATAGTCTTCTCTATCTTCATGGGGTATCTCACCCGTAACACAGATAGACCTCTCGCCTGTTAACTCTGAACAAGCTCGTAGAAAGTGAACTCTATCACTTACTACCAGTACCTTATGCCCTTTAGCAGCATAGGCTGCTGCTATCATAGATACACTATGTCGATATTCCTCTTGATTAGATAGATGTGTTACTTTATTAGCCCAAGGAGTTTTCTGCCCGTCCATAAATCTTATATCTGAAGGATATATAGTTATAGAAGGAACCATATAGTTCTCCTTTGGTGGCTTAAATACCTTATTACCAAAGTAGTCTCGAAATACTACGTGCTTCCCATCCTTTCTTTCAATAGTTCCTGATAGTCCTATCTTATATCTAGCATAGTTTGTATCTATTACTTTTGAAAAAGTAGGAGAGGAAACGTGGTGCATTTCATCTAGTATAATAGTGCCGAACTGTTTATTTATTTTGAGAATATTTCGGTATAAACTCTGAGTATTCCCAATCACGATTGGAGCATCAATTTCAAACTTTCCGCTGCCTATTATACCAGGCGTAATTCCATATACTTTTTCTACTTCCTTTGCCCACTGGTTTCTTAACGGAACTGTGTGGACAATAATAAGTGTTTTCTGGCCTAACTTGCCAGCAATTGCAAGACCTGTAAAAGTCTTCCCCCAGCTGACCCAAGCGTTTATTATACAATTATCTTCAATCTCATCATAAACCTCTTGTTGGCTTGGTCGTAAAGGTAACTTAAACTCAGGAAAGTCTACTGGTATATTGATACGTTTATCGACTACTTCGTAATCCTTCGGTATCAAATCCGTTCTTCCAATTGGTATGCTAACCAACTTATCCCTAACTCGTGCCATATTCTTAATGACAAAAGGTGGGTCTCTTGGATTAAATGAAGGAATAGTATAAGTAAGTTCTTTACTTAAAAATTCCTTGTATTCTTCCGTCACTTCAAGATAAATGCGGTTACTGATTAGTGCTTTCATTATACGACGAAGCTCTCTCCACACCCACACTCATTTTGAACATTAGGATTTTTAAATTCAAATCCTTCATTTAACCCTTTCTTGACATAATCCATTTCAGTACCTTTAAGATACACTAAACTTTTAGGGTCGACAAAAATATCAATCCCGTAGTTTTCAAACTTTAAATCTTCTTCTATTAGTTTATCAACTGGCTCAAGTACATACATCAGTCCCGAACAACCTGTTGTTTTAACAGCCACACGAATACCAATACCTTTACCTCTCTTTTCAAGGTAACTGTTAATATGATATGCTGCTTTTTCTGTCAAACTAATTTCCATTTTATACTTTTCTTTTAGTATCTTTAAGTTTTACCTTAGAGTACTCATACAACAACCAAGGAGTATTCCCCATGTGTAATATACCTGCCCAGCCCCTGTCTTCTTTCGGAGGTCTAGGTATAGTGAAAGGTGTCTTAATACCATGTACCCATAGTAAAGAAGCAACCTCTTTCAAATCAACTTTACGAATTTTATAGTATTTTAACTTACAAAATTTAGTTTTCTCGTAGGTAAAAGGAACACCTTTTGAGTCTATAAAATTTTTCTTTGTTTGTTTTAGTAAGCCTACGTGACTAATAAGGGAACGCCTTAGGGGCAGTAACTCTGTAAAAGGAGTCTGTACTCGTCGTATTCCCAAAGTACCCCCAGGCATATTAGTGTCATCTATTAACAGGTCATCTATAAAAAGCAACCCGTCAGAATAACTCCAATTGTCGGAAGGTATCTGGAATACGGGGAAAGATATTTGTTGAACATCCCTGTATGTTATTATCACTTTTCTGTTTATCCTTATAGTCGGTTATCGCAGCTTTGATTGCGTCTTCCGCGAGTACGCTACAATGAATCTTTACTGGTGGTAATGCTAGTTCTTCGGCTAATTCTACATTTTTTATAGAGTTAGCACTATCTAAAGTTTTTCCCTTTACCCATTCAGTTAAAAGAGAAGAGGAAGCAATTGCACTTCCACACCCATAGGTTTTAAACTTAGCATCTATAATCACGTCATCCTCTACTCTTATTTGTAGCTGCATAACATCCCCACAGGCGGGGGCACCTACCATACCGGTGCCTACATTTTTTGTTTTTTCCATCTTACCCACATTTCTAGGGTTAGTGTAGTGATCTAGTACTTCTTTAGAATATGCCATTTAATTTATCCCCAAGGTAACATAGTCATACCAATCATATTTAGTATTAACTCAATTAAAATAAAAAATATTAAACACGGCCCTAATTGCCATGCCCACCACTTCCAGCCTTCTAAACTATCGACCCAAATAGCTAACTTACTTTTTCTTGCTCTATCGTAAGCTCCGCTACTCTCGCCAATTCTTTCAGCCCAATAATTAGGATTAAGTGCGTTTTTAAATCCTTTCAGTATTTTTACTAACATCTTTTAATGAAACTCACAGGCTTCTTCTTTGCTGTACCACATTCCGCATACATCGCAGAAATAACAACAGTCATCTTGATTCTCACAATCAGGGTTATTACATGCTTCCATATTGTTTCTCAAATTTACCCATAGAATAGTCCTCTCCAACATCAAAATCACAGCCTACAGGTGCTCCAGGAATTGATATTCCTCTATCCATTTGTATGTAGTATTCTAACTGGTCACAGTATAAATCCACTTCCCCATAAGGTACTTCTGCAAGTATAGAGTCATGAACTAAAGCAAAAATCTTAGCTTTATATCCCGCTTTCTGTATAAAAGCGTGCATGTCTATAGCTCCCAATAAATTAATGTCGCTAGCAGCAGACTGGACCAAAAAGTTAAGACCAGAACGAATGCTATGAGATCGGACGCCCGCGTCTGATGATTTGACATTTGGTAATCTCCTTTTTCTTCCAAAGAAGCTATAGACGAATCCGTTTTGCTCAATGAATCTATGATTAGTTTCAATCCACGTTTTAAGAGCGTGAAAAGACTTAAAATAATCATCAATAACCTCTTTTGCTTCGCTTTGACTGAAGTAAGTACCTGAGTCTTTTGTAACTTGTTCGCTAATTTTTTTCGGTCCTGCACCATACATAATACCAAATGTAACTGCTTTAGCTGCCTGTCTTCTAGCAGGGAATAGACTTGCAACATCTTCTACATCACAAGGTAGTTTAAATACTGTCTTTGCAATAGCACTGTGGAAGTTTCCGCCTGAACGGAATACATCCATAAGTGCCTTATCTTTGGCAAGAACTGCGGCAACGTAAACTTCTGCTGTAGTTAAATCCATTGCTACAATCTTGTGTCCGGGTGCGGCTTGTATACAACCTTTTACAATAGGGTTATCCCT